CAAGAAGTCGGTTTCCCCAACTTCCCTGAAGCAAACGACCTGTTGACCGTGGTCGAGAACGCCACCTATGTGTCAGGCGCATTTACCAATGCCACCAACGTGATTATTCAGGCTGGTGCATCTGGTGCGTATTACTCGGTGGGTGTTGCGCCTGACATCAACAACAATGGCAACTGGCAACCTCAAGGTGCGCCAGCCAACATTGCTGATGGCGCATCAATGATTGCCACAGCAGCCAATGTGCTGACTGGCATCATTACAGCAACACCAACCGCTGGCCGTGATGTTCAATTGCCAACAGGTGCAAACCTTGATCTGGCAACTGAGTGGGCGATTGGTGATTCGTTTGACTTCAGCCTGATTACTTTGGCTGCGTTTGCTTTGACCCTTACGGTCAACACAGGCGTGACCATTGTGGGTGCTGCAGCAACTGCGGGAACGGCTGGTGCATCTGCACGATTCCGTTGCCGCAAAACTGCTGCGGATACCTTTGTGGTTTATCGTTTGAGTTAATAAACCTGACAGGCCAGCAGAGATGTTGGCCTGTTTAACTTTTAGGATAAAGCTATGATGGCCAAGAAGATGGGCGATATGATGTCCAAGACTATTAAGAAAGAAATGAAAGCTGGCAAGCCCCAAAAGCAAGCCGTGGCTATGGCTTACAGCATGAACAAGCCTGCCAAGAAAGACGCAAAAAAGAAATGATTAAGTCTGCAGCAATTATTAAGAAAGCACCTCTCTCTAAATTGCGAGAGGCGCGTCTGGCCAAGAAGAAAGCCAAGAAGCAGGCTCAGATTGAGCGTAAAGCTATCAAGGTTTATTTCCCATCGCCTATGAATGTGCGTGTGAGAGATCCAGTTGTGGTTGAGCAAGTCATCGAGACTGTTGACCCGATCATTGAGACGGACGAGCCGATCATTGAGTCTGCCCCGACACGCGAAGAAATGGCTATCAAAGCTCGCGAGCTTGGCATAAAATTCGATGGCAGAACGTCAGACAAGAAATTGAGTTTACTCATTGAAACCGCACTAGGAGTCTGAGATGGGGTATAGCAAGCGGCAATTTATTTCAGCTGCGCTAGAAGAAATTGGTCTTGCATCCTATGTCTTTGACTTGCAGCCTGAGCAAATTGACACGGCCAGACGCAGACTTGATGCGATGATGGCTGATTGGAACGCCAAGGGCATTAGATTGGGTTATCCCATTCCGTCAAGCCCACAAGATGGTGATCTGGACGAAGAGACCAATGTGCCTGACTCAGCATATGAGGCGATTATTTGCTCTTTAGGAATCAGACTTGCGCCAAGTTACGGTAAGCAAGTAATGGCAGAGACCAAGGTTGTGGCCAAACAAGGCTATGACATTTTGCTACAGCGTGCGACATTCCCTCTGGAACAGCAGCTGCCTGGCACAATGCCATCTGGCGCAGGCAACAAGCCTTGGCGAGTTTACGACAACCCATTTGTACGACCACCCTATTTTCCTGTGGACGCTGGTCCAGATGGTCCAATCGAATACAACTAAGGAACAGCTATGCCAACCATCAATCAACTGCCCGTACTCAGCACGATTTCTAGCGGAGATCAGCTACCTGTTTACTCGCCAAACAATGGCGATGCTCGCAGAACGTCAATTGGCAGCTTGCTGACTTTCTTTCAACAGAGCTTTGCGTCTCCGACTCTGTCGGTTAACCTGTATGTGCCAGGCTCTGGTTTCAATATCACCGTCCCGACACCAGTTAGCAACGATCAATGGATGCTATTGCAGCCTGCTGGTACGTTGGCCACTGGCACGGTTACGCTGCCCCTGAATACTGGTGTGCCTGATGGTACGACTGTATTGATTACGACCACGCAAGAAATCACATCTTTCACAATTGCGTTAAATGGTGCTTCAGCGATTTATGGTCCAGTTACATCACTGGCAGCAGGGACAGGCACGCAGATTAGATTTTATCAACCGACCAATTCGTGGTATCAGATCAACGCTGATACTGTCTATGCCGCGGGAATGCAGACATTCTTAGCCAGTCCAAGTAGTGCAAATCTACGGGCAGCAATGACCGATGAGACAGGCACAGGTCTGTTGGTTTTTAACACTAGTCCGACCTTGGTCACACCGATTTTGGGGACGGTCACAAGCGGTAACATTTCTGCTTGCACATCAACAAGCATGGTATTAGTGACACCGATTTTAGGCACACCAACTTCTGGAACGTTGACCAATTGCACTGGTTTGCCAATTGCAACTGGTGTTTCTGGTTTGGCTGCGAATGTGGCAACATTTTTGGCAACCCCAACAAGCGCAAACCTTGCTGCGGCTTTGACGGATGAAACTGGCACAGGCGCAAACGTATTTGCAACAAGTCCGACTATAGCCACACCTAATATTACAAACCCAAGCGTCTCGACAGGCACGTTTACAAACCCAACAGTTTCAACAGGTACGTTTACAAGCCCAACTTTAATAACACCAATTCTCGGCATTCCTGCATCAGGAACGCTTACTTCATGTACTGGCTTGCCGCTAACTACAGGCGTGACGGGTGCGTTACCAGTTGCAAATGGCGGCACAGGTGCATCAGGCGCAGTTCAGGCATTAAGTGGCGCAGGGGCTGTCAATATCACAAGTCTGGCCACAGCATTCACCTCAACTGCTGCGGGTAATGCGCTGACGCTTGCAGATGGAGCACAAGGTCAAATTAAAACGATTATTTATGTTGCAGAAGCCGCTGGTGGTGATACAGGTATTTTGACACCGACCAACCTTGGAAGTGCAACCACAATTACATTCAATGCAGTTGGTGATTCGGCTACTCTCCAGTTCGCTGGTACTGACTGGTGGGTTGTTGGATTGCGTGGTGCGGTAGTTGCATAATGGCCACCAAGCCCAAATCCTCGGTTAACGCAGCTGGCAACTATACGAAGCCAACAATGCGTAAATCCTTATTTGAGAAAATTAAGGCAGGGACAAAGGGCGGCGATCCAAGTGAATGGTCAGCCCGTAAAGCACAACTGTTGGCTGTCGAATACAAGAAAAAAGGCGGGTCGTACAAATGAAAGCCCCTCAGAAAAGCCTCAAGGATTGGGGTCGGCAGGATTGGGGAACTAAGTCTGGCAAGCCCTCGTCCGAGACAGGTGAGCGTTATCTGCCCAAGGCTGCTATTGAGGCACTCTCACCCGCTGAGTATGCAGCGACCACAAAAGCCAAGCGGGAAGCCACATCAAAGGGCGAACAGTTTGCCAAGCAACCAAAGAAGGTAGCAGCCAAGACAAAGGCTTACAGATGAAGTCCCCTGCCTACACTCGCAAGGAAGGCCAGAACCCAAAGGGTGAACTGAATGCCAAGGGTCGGGCAAGTGCGAAGGCCGAGGGCATGAATCTTAAAGCTCCGGTTAAGTCTGGAGACAATCCACGCCGAGCAAGTTTCTTAGCTCGAATGGGTGGCAACGCAGGACCAGAGTATAAAGACGGAGAGCCAACCAGATTGCTGTTAAGTTTGCGAGCTTGGGGCGCATCGTCAAAAGATGATGCACAATCGAAAGCCAAGAAAATCTCTGCCAGAAATAAGGCGAAAAAGTAAATGCAAATCCCTATTTTGTCCGGCATCTTTACTGACAACGGGCCAGATTTACGAACGTCTTATCCAGTCAATCTTGTGCCAACTCCAAAGCAAAGCGGGATTAGCACAGGATACTTGCGCCCAGCAGATGGAATAGTTGCCAACGGGACAGGACCAGGTGCTGATCGAGGCGGTATCAATTGGCAAGGACAGCTCTATCGTGTGATGGGAACTAAACTCGTTGAGATTTCGAGCAGCGGTGTGGTGACAATTCTTGGCGATGTCGGTGGGCCAGAAGGTGGGTTGGTCACTTTTGACTACAGTTTTGATTTGTTAGCAATTGCTTCTGGTGGGCGTTTGTATTACTGGGACGGATCAACACTCGCTCAAGTTACTGATCCAGACTTGGGTGTGGTTTTGGATTTTGTTTGGGTCGATGGTTACTTTATGACCACTGATGGCGAGTTCTTGGTGGTCACAGAACTCACAGACCCATTCCAAGTCAACCCTCTTAAATACGGCAGCTCTGAGGTCGATCCTGACCCTGTGGTGGCATTGCTCAAGCTCAGGAACGAAGTCTATGCGCTAAACAGAAACACGATTGAAGTGTTTGATAACGTGGGTGGAGACTTATTTCCATTTCAACGGATTGATGGCGCACAGGTTCAGAAAGGCGTGGTCGGTACGTTTGCTTGCTGCGTGTACGACGAGACGATTGCATTTTTAGGAAGTGGGCGCAATGAAGCACCAGGCATCTACCTTGGTGCAAATGGCACAGCTAAGAAAATCAGCACCCAAGAAGTCGATGAGATTCTCTTACAATTTACAGAAGCGCAGCTGGCCACCGTCAAGCTAGAGTCCCGCAATGATCGAGCGCATCAGCATCTTTATATCCATCTACCAGACAGAACGATTGTGTTTGACTCAGCTGCATCGCAGACTTTGCAAGACTTTGTTTGGTTCAACCTTGTATCTACCGCTGTAGGTTTCGCGGCTTATCGGGCTAGAAATTTGGTTTATGCCTACGACAAATGGTTAGTTGGAGATCCACAATCAAGCAACATTGGCTATCTGGTTGACACGATTGGCTCGCACTGGGGCGAACAGGTGCGCTGGGAGTTTGGCACGCTGATCGTCTACAACGAGGGCAAAGGTGCAATATTTTATGACATGGAGTTAGTTACATTGACGGGTCGGGTGGCTTTGGGCATTGATCCGCAGATAAGCACAAGTTACTCGGTGGATGGGTTGTCTTACAGCCAAGAGAAATTTATTAAGGTTGGCACAATAGGCAATACAAATAAACGACTCGCATGGTTTCAGCAGGGACACATGAGGAACTTTAGAATCCAAAAGTTTCGTGGCGATAGCGACTCCCATATTTCTTTTGTGCGTCTGGAAGCTAAGATTGAAGGATTGGCATACTAATGGCCAAGATATTTAGACCAATCAAACTTACGAGAGACCAACTTGCTGAATTTCTGTCTAATGCAGAGCAGATCAAGCAATTTGAGAATCTGTTTGCGGTTGCAGCAACGGTTGTTGATCTACCGGATGACATTGTTATTATTGACTTTGAGACTGGTTTAGCGCAATCAACAGCCAATGACTCTCTTTCACAACTAGCGGCACAGTCACAGGAATCCGCTGTAAATGCTGCGTTGGCAGAAAGTAAAGCAAATCAAGCTCTTGCATTGATAGATGATTTAAGTAAAGCAGTAGAAAGTTTGCAAATGACTTCGCCCATTGATTTGATTGATAATCTAAGGAAGGCTGTTGAGGGTTTGCAGATGACCCCAACATTTGAATTGATAGACGATTTGAAAAAAGCGGTGGAAGGATTGCAGATGACTCCACCGCCAAGAGAGTTTAAGCGTGCAAGATATGGCTCGTTTTATGACACCACCACACAAATTGCGACAGTTATCAATACAGCCACAGCGATTACTTTCAACACCACCGATCTAAGTCAGGGCGTGTTTATTGGCAGTCCAACATCTAGAATTATTGTGGACAGCGAAGGCGTTTACAATTTCGATACATCTTTTCAGCTAGACAAGACTAGCGGTGGCACAGCGGTATTTGACTTTTGGTTTCGATTGAATGGTGTGAACGTGGCAAATAGTGCCAGCAGGATCACGATTCAAGGCAACAACGCTGAAATTTTTTCTTCATTAAATTTCTTTTTTGATTTAAAAGCCAACGACTATGTTGAGTTAATGTTTTCAGTTACTGACCTTAGTGTTGAGTTAAAAACATTTCCTGCTGCTGTACCTCACCCAGCCATCCCGTCTATCATTCTTACCGTTAACAACAATATTGAAGGTGTCCAATGACCGTCATCGTGAAAGTGCTGATTCCAGCTAAGCAGGCTGAGAACGCCCAAACAACACAATACACAGCCACCAACGTGCGTGCGATTATTGATAAGTTTACCGTCACGAATACCAGCGCAAACAATGTTACGTTTAGTTGTAATTTAGTGACAGTTAGCGGATCGGCAAGCGCATCAAACCTAATCATTGACGCTAGAACCATTGTGCCAGATGAGACTTATACTTGCCCAGAGCTAGTGGGTCAGGCGTTGGAGGCTGGTGGATTTATCTCCACTCTTGCGGGAACTGCAGCGTCTTTGACCATCCGCGCATCAGGCCGAGAGATTACCTAAAGGACTGTGATGAAAAACTTTATGATTATCCCCAAGGGTTTTGCAGGACTGCCAATGGAAGAAGGGTTCTTGTCTCCAGCTGAGAATAAGAAGAACTTTATCGTCGCAGTGGAAAACTGGTACTACGGGCCAGAAGAACCTAGCAACGACCCTAAAGCCAACCCTGAGTTTTACGACGCTTTGGCTGATGCGATGCAATGCGATGTTAAAGACGCAAGACGAAAGCATTGCTCAAACTGTGAATATTATGACAATAGTCTGATGGCACAAGTCAGAATCGAGCGTATTCCAATGGCTGGATACGACACAGGGTATGGATTTCGTGGTCATTGTGAAAAACTCAATTTCATTTGCAACGACATGAGAGTGTGTCAGGCGTGGGAAGGCCGAGAAGATGAGATGGATTGATTTGTCAAATTGTGGGAAAATACTCTTGCTGAGTCAATCGAGCCACCAGCAGCTTATCCGTTTGGGATTCGTATGACCGATTGGCTTAGAGAGAACCTAGAAAAAAGTCTTGCTCTGCCTGCTCCTGCAACGGACTGGTTGATGATGCTCTACGGAGCAATCCAAGTCTTTGATGATGTTGCTGACGGAGATATTGTTAAGCGTCAGGACTTGAATGCCACCATCTGGAATACGTTGGTCGGCATGAATCGAAACATTTTCTGGATAGAGAACGCACAGACTCTCACGCCAGTTGTCGCAACCATGATTTTAAAGTGGCAAGCATCAGATCAAGCTGAACGAGCTGGTCGTGCGGATGCTCGCTCTTTCGTCTGGCGTGCGGGATTCTACGATGTGGTATTGATGACCGTGGCGTTGTGTTACGGATCGAATCATGCGACCGAGGTGGCCAGTGAAGTCATGGCAATCTATGGCGAAAAATTAGAAGATTATCTGATGGAGTTTAATCATGCCTGATCCGGTCACAGGACTAGTCGTTGGTGGAACGACGCTGGTAAGCGGTGCTATCCAAAGTAGTTCTGCTGGGAAAGCATCAAAAGCGCAGCAACAGGCAGCTGCAGCGGGTATTGATGAACAACGTCGACAATTTGATGCGTTGCAGAAAATCCTTAGCCCATACGTTCAAGCAGGCACTACAGCAATCGGTGCTTTGCAGCCTTTTACCCAAGCAGGAACTGATGCGCTAGGTAGATTAAATCCTTATCTCGACGCTGGGACTCAAGCGTTAGGTCAATTGCAGCCTTTTATTCAAGCGGGAACTCAAGCATTAGGCGGTTTGCAGGATTTTGGCGCAGCGGGTGGTCGTTCAATAGGCGGTTTGGAGGGTTTTGGCGCAGCTGGAAGCCGATCAATTAGTGGTTTAGAAGGTTTTGGTGCAGCAGGAACTACCGGAACAAGAAATTTGCAAGATATTAGCGCGGCTGGCACTGCTGGGGTACGAGGCTTAGACCCGTATGCCGCAGCAGGCGCACCAGCACTCGCACAACAGCAGGCGTTGCTTGGTTTGCGTGGACCGCAGGCACAGCAAGAATCTATTACGGCAATTGAGCGAAGTCCAGCCTTTCAAGCTCAAGTGCGCCAGGGTGAAGAGGCGATTCTTCAAGCCGCATCAGCGACGGGTGGTGTGCGTGGTGGTAATGTTCAAGCAGCTCTTGCACAGTTTCGCCCCCAGATGCTTCAGCGAGAAATCGACTTGCAATATGGTCGATTAGGAGGGTTGACATCATTGGGACAAGGCACGACTCAAAACTTGGCAAATTATGGATTAGCTTCATCCCAAAACTTAGCAAATCTTGGCTTAACATCAAACCAAAACTTAGCTGGTTTAGGTCAATCGTCATTCCAAAACTTAGCAGGTTTGGGGCAATCTTCATACCAAAACTTGGCAAACATGGGGCTTACTACGGCGCAAAACTTAGCGCAGATGGGTTTCACTGGAACTCAAAACTTGGCGAATATGGGTCAAAGCTCAATTCAAAACATACTGCAAGCTGGACAAGCATCTGCAGCAGGAACAGGCGCAGCAGGAATGCAAACGGGCGCAAGAATTGCGGGGCTTGAGGGTGACATTGGTTCAGCCCAAGCGGGTGCGAATTTGGCTCAAGGTCAAGCGTTGGCGAATGTGTTTAATCTTCCTGCCCAGTTCCTTGGGATGCAGTATGGGGCGCAAGGTCGAGCCAATAACGTGACCCCAGGCTTTAAAGGTTTATTCGGTTAAGGAGTCAAACGTGGTTCAGCCAGCAAATTACGCGATAAATGTACAAAGCCCACTTCAAGCGTTTGGACAAGCGGCACAGTTTGGCGCAGGATTGGCCGAGATGGATGCCCGTCGGCAAGCACAGCAGCAAGAGGCCATTCGTCAGCAAGGTTTAAATCAAGAGTTTCAGCGAGTTAGCGCAATTCAAAACCCACAAGCCAAGGATTTTATGGCCTTGAGTTTGTTGCTGCCTCCAGCACAAATGGAGAGCGTGCGTAAAACTTACGATATGGGTTCGCAAGAGCAAAAAGATAATCAGCTGTTGTTTTCAGGCAAGGTTTTGTCGGCTTTTACAACAGGGAACAATCAAATCGGTGTTGATTTGTTAGAAAGTCGAGCAATTGCTGAGGAGAATTCAGGCAGAAAAGAGCAAGCCCAAGCGTT